ACTGATATTGTTCTGGAGAATCTAATGTCTTCCTGCGAAAGAGTTGCTTTTGCCCCCAGCCCCTCATCATATCCTAAGTAAGCTTTTGGTATCTTGAGTGCAGCAAAAAGCTTCTTTTGAATATACTCGACATCATTAGTCTCACCAGCGACTGTACCTCCTGCAAGAGTAACAATATCAGTTCCGGACTCACTTCCGCGGACAGGAATAAAGTAATCTTCATCAACTGACAGCGGGTTATATCTTAAATCGACACGACCTGTCGTCTGATCTGTAATAGATGCTCTTTTGAGTGTAGATTGTGCTCTCTCCATATAAGCAGGAATTTCTTCAGGTGGCACGTTTCCAACATCAATCTTGAAGACTCTTCTTTCTGGTGCTCTGACAATTCTATAAACAAGCATAGCATCTTCAAGAAGAATTAACTGTCTCCAGATTCTTCTCGCAGGTTCAAGCACGGAAGATCCGTAGGGGATAAATGCATCATTTCCCAAAAGGCGCATGTGGGAGACCTGCCAGTTCTCTAAAACTTGATTGCCCTGTGTAACCCATCTAAAGCGAACTGCTAACGGATCGTTTGGATCGAATCCTTCCTCTCTTTCAACTTCTGAAATAGGCATCGGATAAGCGTTTATGACACCAAATTCAGGACTTACGTCGTTAAAAAGAAAATGATCACCGTATTTGCAAAGATTACGAACCCAGCTTGTCAAGTTAAAATCAACATTCAAGGTATCGAAAAATAAGTCATCAAGAAGCTGTTTAATCTTCGTGTTGTCTGAGTGAATGTGAAGAACGTTCCCGTTTTCATCAGCAGCAACTGACTCTTCGGAATATATGTCGAGCGCGCTTCCTATCTCAGGAGTATATTCCATCTCGCTGAAGTCTGAGTATCTTGCCATTCTATCATATGTTCCATATGCAGACATAGCATTGCTATAGACTTTGCTCTGATTTTTTCTAAATATTTCAAATGCAGAAGACGTGTATTTATCATCAGGTTTAATAATCTTTCTTTTAACTACGGGACCTGATCTAAAAAGTCTTGTGAGTCTTCTGAATAAATTTGAGTTGCTTTCTGCCATTTACGATCCTTATTTAATAACCCACATATAGTCGTGTAATATATTACTTCGACTTTTGGTATTATTTAAATCTTGTTTAATATTGTTTCTAAGTCCCTGACTATTGGGGCTGCTTGAATAAACCCCTGTGGGCGCAAAAACTTGATCGGGTGTGTCGCTATATGATCTCTGCTGCTTAGACATTGCTGCAAGCATAGCCTCATTAAGTCCGTTATTAGACTTCGAATAATCAGATGCACCGTCAAACAACCAAGATCCAATTGCGAGACTCATCACCAAGTCATCATTAAATCCTGAGCGTGCCTGAGCTCTTCCCGTGTTCCACGTAAATACTTTCAACTCTTCATAGAATCTTGAAGAATATGATACCAGCTGTCTATTTCTCAAAACCTCTTCAAGTTTAGCAAGAACAGTGCTACGTGTCTTTCCGTTAGTATTGAATCCAGCAACATCTGCAGATGCTGGTGGAACATAATCACCGATATAAACTTGCTTCTTTTTTCTATAATAGAGTTTGGGATATTTTAAATCCTGGAGTTTTAGAATCGTTGCGTATCCGTAAGAGTTGTTTTCTGGACATACAAGTGCCTTATTGTATTTCAACCCAAACTCATTAATAAGTTCTCCAAAGTTATCAGGACGAACTTTACCCTTATATTCAGCAACAATTTCTGATGTGTCTGTATCGATAATGTGAAAAGTCGAGTAATCCTTTGAGTCACCTCTTGAGACATCAGCGGATAAGACGTAGTTGTTTTCACTTAGAGGATACTTCCAAATCCACACGTTTCTGTCAAAACCTTGCCTCTCGACGGGAGGTTTGACATTGTTTCTCAACCACTCCAGTGTGTTATTATCTAAGAAAGTTCTCCAGAAGTTGCAAAGTCGCAGAGGTACTCTTGAGCAATCTGCCTCTTGTTCATATTCTTTGTAGTCTTTTCAAACCACTCGTCGTCTCTTTCTGGATGAACATTCCAGGGCAAGTTGATCGCATTAAACTCGTTCAGACCTGCCTCTGCATCAACATAGAGTTTATGATATTGCCCGCCGACGCCATTGGGAGAAGACAAAATAATAACCCGACCACCTGTTGAGATAGTCGGGTAAATACCTGTCCAAATAGTGTCAAAGTTTCTAACGAAGGCAGCCTCATCGATAATTAAAAGAGAAAGAGCTTCTGAACGACCTGCGTCTTCAGAAGTCGGAATTGCCTGTATCTGAGATCCGTGACTAAATCTAATCTTTTGCTTATTGTTTTCAACAACTTCGGCCAAGACCATCCACTTAGGAAGTGACCTTATCATTGTCTTAACTTTTATAATAAAGTTCTGTGCGACTGTGAGTTTTGTTGCAATAATCAGAATATTCTTTTCTTTCTGAAATATTGCCATCCAGACAGCATAAGCAGCAACAAGTGTTGACAATCCTAACTGTCTGGATTTCAAAACAATATTGAATCGATTCTCAAGAAATTCTTCGACGCAGTCTTCCTGGAAAGGGAAAGTCTCAAAAGGTATGAGACCGCGTATGGGATGTTGGATCTTGAGATAATTCTTAAAGAAATAGTTCGGGTCTTTTCCGCACTTAATGATTTCTTTAACTTGTAGCTGTTTATTGTATTTCGCCATAACGAAATAAATATACAGTTCGTTAGCTTATTTCAAAAACATGAACCTGGCGAACCAGCGCTGTTCCCTTTTCTGAGTAAGCATGATAATTCATTAGTTCAACTGCACAGTCACTTGAAAGTTCTTTTGTCTTGAGCGCTCTTCCGGATTTTTCTTTAAACAACTTTTTAACATTTTGCAAGCAATCTTTTCCGATCTTCTTTAGATCTTTCTCTGATTCTCTGGCAGCTTGTTGCATCTCTCTTCTGTCACCAAGATTAACGACCATCATGCAAGTCATAGTGAGACGATTCTCACCAGAGATCTTCATGATGCACTTAATTGATCCTGTGTAAGATTGAAAAGCAGCTCCGTATAGATCCTCAACGACAGTGCTTAAAATATTTGTTTCTTCGAAATTCATAACAACTCCTGACTCTTCGTCTTGTTAATAAGTAGTCTCTTTCTACCATTTATATATTTCCTAATTTCACTTTTTTTAGGTCGCCATCCCGCTAACCAATCTTTTCTACGAGATTCAGCAAAGGTAAGATAGCATTCTTGGCAGCAGGAGTGTTCAGAATGACTCTGATGGTCATCTTCTGTCTTGAGCATAAATCCACAAAGGGCGCAGAAAAAATGATCTCCTGATTCATTCTGTGTATTTTCAATCACTTCTAAATTATAAAGTTTGGACATGAGAATCAATTCCTTCTTTTGTGATGTCAATTGTATTGTCGACAATATCTTTAATCTGGTCGATGTGAGAGATAACAAGAATATTCTTAAAAGATTGCTTGAGTGACTGCAGAAGCCTCCCACAAGCTGCCAGGTTTGTTTCGTCTAAAGAGCCAAAGCCTTCGTCGATAATAAGCATAGAAGATTTAGGTAGCGAGGATACATTGATGAGGGCAACTCTAATTGCCAGAGAGGAAATCATCTTTTCCATTCCTGATCCCAACTCAATTATTCTTTTTGAGTCACCATAATCAATAAATACGTCCATGGCGTTTGACTCCAAGTCAGCTTCTAAAATAACTGTAAATGGGACAACTCCTTTGAGTATTTTTGAAATTTCCTGATTGATTTTTGGTAGCAAAGAATTTATAATTTGAACCGGGATCCCTCTTTTAGAAGTTGCTTGAATGAACAAATCCTTGACTTTTAGTTGTGTGTTTAGTGTGTCAAATTTTTTCTTTGACTTCTCTGCTTGTTCAATTGAAAGACGAATTCCTTCAATCTTTCTAATCTTATCAATTCTGTTCTGGTCATTATTTTTTAGCTCTTTTTTCTTTGAATCAAGAAGTCGAGCAACACTCGAAATGTCACTATCGGGATCTTGATCTGAATACTTGTGCTCTAATTCTTGTTGATTTCGTTTAGCTTTGCTCAAGGATGCATTGAGATTATCAATGTTGTTCTGCAAAGATTGAATCTGCACTCTATCATTAGATATCTTAGAGATAAGATCTGATCGTCGCTGAATGATAGCATTGTATTTTTCTATCTTTTCTTCATAATTTTCTTTTTGTATCTTCTGCCAAGATTTTTTCAGATCTGCTACTTTAGTCTGCAGTTGATTTACTTTTTCTCGCTTCTCTTCTATTCTGTTCTTGTCTCTATGTGAGTCCTTAATAAATTTACATGTCGGAAAGTTATCACCGCAGGGAACCTCTAATAGTTTTTTAATTGACTTTTCCATAGCAGACAGCTCGGTGGATTCTGCTCTAAGATGAGCTTCAAGTTCCCAAATTGTCTTGACAAGTTCTTTAGCAGCTTCGTGCTTCTCTTTTGTCCCCTCAATATCAAAAGTCTCAATAAAGTTTTCAATCTTTTTGATTTTTTCTTCTGACTCAAAGATAGCGTCTTTTGAGTCGTCTAATCTCCGCTGCGCTGTGTCAATTTTTGAAAGAATTGTTTGAACCTTTTCTCGGGACTCTTCGACGCTGGACAGCGTAACAAAATCTACACCTGCATTGTTTAGCACTTCTTTTGTGAGTTTTTCAATGTCAGACTCAATAATTTCTTTCTCTTGATTGACTTCTTCAAGTAAGGCCTGATTGTGAAGCATGTTAGCATTGAGATCTTCTATTTTTTTATTCCAGCTACTTTCTGTTGAAAATCTCTTCACTTCTGATCTCAACTCTGCTGTTTCTTTTTTAGCAACTTCATTCATGAGGTCAAAAACATTCATATCCAGAAAGTTAGACAAGATATTCTTTCTTGCTGTGGCTTTTTCCTTTACAAAGACATTCATTTCTCCCTGTGAAGCTAAGCTGGTCATTTGAAACTCTTCAGAAGATCCAATCATCGATCTTAGAATCTTTTCTGTTTCTCGACGCTGTTCATCAGTCTTATCTTCTGCAATATCTCCAGATGAATCCAGACGATAGAGTTTCAAGTCAGTGGGTGCCCACACATTATTTTTTGTGACTTTCTTTTTAGTCTCCCTAACAACTCTAAAAGGTGACCCATTGACAGATATGTCAATTTCTGTCTTGCAGTGATCTTTTCTTGAGTTAATGATGTGAATGTTTTTAATTGAGCCACGATCTGAAGCGTTAAAAAGACCGTAAGCTATTGTTCCAATAATTGATGATTTACCTCTTGCATTTCTTCCAAAGATGCCAGTAATACCCGGAAGTTTGTCAAGATTAATTTCATTATTTTCACCATAGCAAAAGGTGTTCTCAAATTTAACCTTGTTGATACCCCACTTGACATTTCTCAAGTCAGAATTTTCCTGAGTCACTTCAGACAAGTATTCAGATGTAACTTTGTCTAACTCTTCCCACTCAGACTCTGTTATACTACTACCCGCATAATATTGCCTCATCAAATCTTTCATCACTTTTACGTCTCTAAGATTTAGAGAGCTGGCCTCACTCTCTTTTATTTTCTCTGATGAGAATGAGTTATCAATCTTAAAGACAACCTCAGTTGCGTTTTTCGATTTTTTTAAAGCTTTCTGGAGGGATCTTGTCTGAGCAGGTGTGATGTAATCATTAACGGCACTGATGCGGAATCTTGCCATTCTCGGATATTCAGAGCATGCTTTTACCGTTTTCTCAACATCACCGCGCCATTCAACAGTGACAAACTTATAGTCATTTTTCACAGGATAAAACTGGACGTCGAAATCGTCTCTTGATCTAATATCCCAGACCAAGAAACCTTTCTCTGCATCTTCACCGTAGTTCTGTTGAATTGTGCTTCCGCTATAAGCAACTGTTCTTTTGTTATTCAAGAACTGATGTTTATGAATGTCTCCCAGTAATCCGAAATCAAATGCATCAAAAAAGCTAATGGGAACTTCTCCGTCAAGAGACCAATCAATATCTGTTAGAGAACCTGCAACAGCCCCGTGAAAGAGCGCAATTGAAACATTATCTGTGGGTTTGACATTGTGCCAGTTTTCTTCATCAAAACAAGAAAAGACACACCAGTCAAAACCCGGTATGCCTGTCGGATATGTACCTGAATCTTTATACAGGTATATTCTGTCATTGTTAATTGCTTCTATAATTGGTGAGACTGCATCTTGCCTGTCTTTGTTATGAATGAGCCCGTCGTGATTTCCTAAGATGACGTGTGTAGGTGCAATCTTAGCAATTTCATTGAACCACCAAACAAGATTTTCAACCAGTTCTGGAGATATACCTTGCGTTTTGGAATGTACAATGTCACCACCAATGTAGATGACGTCAGGTTTGATCTTTTTTGCTTGCTTAAAAAGATCTTTGAAGGCAAGAACATACTCTTGATGTCTCGACAAGCCTCGCCAGTGAATGTCAGCAATGTGCAATATTTTCATCGAATATCCTAATTCATTTGAATGACATAGTCTCTTTTGTCAGGAGTAAAATGTAATTTACAACCTGGAGATAATACCCAGCATCTTTTAGATGTACAAGTTTTAGGTTTGGGAGCGAGACCATCAGTCATGACAATATAACCGTCAAATGATGACGCAATTTTTCTAAAGTGATCTTCAACAGCATTGAAGTTAGTCCCGCCTGCAAGGGCCCTTCTAAATTTTGTCTTTTTACCTTTTTTCCAAGTTGTCTCTGATTCTTCATCAACATTAGAATCAAAATAGTAATAAACAAATGTGTGTGTGGTTGAGAGCCTCTCGAGAGCATCACCGAATTGTTTAAGTGCTCCGTCTCCAACGCTACCGCTCTGGTCAATATATACGGCTAACATTGAAGTCTTTCTTGTCTTTCGACCTGGGTGAATATATGGGTACTTTCTATTGATCTTTCTTTGTGTCTTGAAAAAGTTGTTACGAAGCTTGCTACCGCAAAAATACTTAAGTGCTCTCTGCCAGTCGAATTCTGAACGAGTAAGTTTTTCGATTTCTGTTCGAACAGACATGGATACAGAGCCCCAGTTTCTCTGATTTGCGTTGTCCCGAGCTTTTTCCAAGATCTCTTTGATTTTCTGCTCTGAGATGACTTTTTCAGCTTCGGAAAGCTCACTGTTGTCATGCTCGTCAAGGACGACGAGACATTTACCCTCGTTTAGACTGTCAATTGCATCTTTGAGTTCTTCATCCTCCATGATCTTATTCATGTACCACTCAGATGATTTTCCTCTCGGAAGACTTGCGATGAAGTCATTCATTTTTTCAATCATCGCTTTCCGTTCAGGAGTGATAATGACACCCTCTCTTGTCTCCATTTTGTTTCGAACACCTGGAATTAAACCACACTCAGGAAGCTCAGAGATCGGAATGATACTATTGATAGCCAAATCAGTTGCGATGTTCCAATAATTATGAGGCTCTTGTTTTCTTAGCGTCACATGCTTAAATATGATGTGATAACATTCATGTTTAAGTAAGCCAAAAATTTTCTCCCTGGATAACGAGCTGACAAACTCAGGTGCCCAGTAAAGAGATAACACACCATCTGAGTAAGACACACCTGCTGTTCCCACGTTAGGATCACAAATCTTTCTCATACTTCTAATAATGGTTGCAAAGAAAGGTTCCTCTATGACAAATTTTACAAGAATACTGTCAAATTGAGCCTCAGTGATTGACATAATCAATAACCTCCCGCCCTGCGAACATTTTCAACAACCCTTGACTTGAATGCTTTCCCAGCAATCAAGATGTTGTGCTTGTTTTTTGTTTTCATGACATCTTGAATAAAATCAACAACAACTTCATCCGATACGTAATCCATAAATCTCTTCAAGTTCGGGACTTGAGACACACAAATATCATTGCTCGACAGGAAGAGAACAACCTGGTCCAGGGCCTCATTCTTTTTATCATTTGTCATTTTCCTGACATCGTTTTCAACTTCATCAAAATTATTTAGGATATCATCAGCACTCAGTTTGAGTTCGTAATTTTTCACAAAGTCAAGAAATGCTGCAGCTGTGTGAATTCCAATAAAACCTGCGGTGATGTGTAGCATTAAGTCCGGGACATCCTGTCCGGCGTAATAAGACGGAGTACAATTAGCATGCTTTAGAGACTTATCGAGTCGAGCCCAAGAGGCAGGGTAAGGATAGACTGTCCCCGGGTTTCTTTCGCCTGAGTGCATGAGATGAGCTGGATATTTCTTAATGAATTTTTGAATCATAGGATCGATATTGTTATTGCGTGCCCAATCAAGCCAGTCTGCGGTCGTAGGAACAAGTTCAGTGACCCAGAATCGACGGAGTAGAGCTGGATCCATCTCATTAACAGTGAAGTCATTACCTTCATTGATTGCCATGATAATGCGAGTCTCTGGATGAAGCTTTTGCCCATTGAGCTCCCGGTCAAGAACAATTTGGAAGGCACATTGCAAAACTTCTATGGTTGCTCGGTTGCCTTCGTCCAAGAAGAGAAGATAAGGCTCTCTGCAAGCCTTCATAAAGCGATTATTAGGAGCAAAGGTTGTTTCACCTTCTACGAGTTCGGGAAGACCGATAATGTCACCTTCAGAAAAGACGCTTAGACGCCAGTCAAGAACCGGAAGACCAGGACCATCATGATCTACATACATGTGATTAGTTTCAATAAGCGATGCAATACGTCGAGTAATTTCTGATTTACCGATGCCAGTATCTCCCTTCACAAGGATTGAAATATCAGGAGGCAGAGACGTGGCCACCTGCACAAAAGTTTTAATATCCATTGCACTTCCTTTTTTATTTGCAAAGTTATTTTAAAATAAAATGCGCCTAATTGCACTCAATGATTTCATAAATTGAACTTGAATGAACTTTTACTCTTCCAACTGAAGACAGAAGTGTCACAATGTCCTTTTTCATTGCACCTTCTTTTT